ATATATATTGAATGTGCACGTGAATTTTGGAATAATCCTTATTTATTATATCATAAATATTCACCTGTTGATATTAAAAGAAATCAGCGCGATTCATTAACAGCTATTAAAGAAAGTATTCGCGAGGCAATACGTAAACTACTGCCTATTGAGGATATTGTTAAGATATATCTTAATGATAATATATCTGAAGAAACAGAAAAAAAAATAACTGAAGATTTAAAACAATTTACTGAAAATGATGATAAACCAATAAATACAACAGGATTAAGTGATATTACAGAACAAGCAACACAAAAATCTCCAAAATCTGATAAACAACCTGTGCTAGATATTAGTCCAATTGAAACATCAGAATCTGCTAAAAACTTACCTGCTGAAAACTTACCTGCTGAAAACTTACCTGTTAAAGAACAACAAAATGATATGAAGGGTGGTAATATATCATCAACATCTGAAGATTTATTAAAAAAAATAGAAATGAAAATTAATAGTAATCATAGCACAGTTTCATCTGCTATAAAACAAACTAAAAATTTAGATAAAAAATTAGAAGATGTGCTTGGTGATACTGATATTGAAACTAGTATTAATTATAGTCCTGAAAATAATATTAATGACTATCAGGAAATTTATGGAAACAACTCATCATAATTAGTTGTGTTCAGCATTTACAGTTGGTGATTTTACATTTATTGATGGAGAAACCATATCTAATATTGCAAAAGTTATAGAAGTGATAGCAGATATCATTAATAGTTCTTTCATTTCCACTAAATTATCAGGTATATATTTAACTGAAGCAAACACAACTAATGCCATTGTTAAATATTTAAATATCTTGTGATACATATTATTATCTTTTTTATTCATTATAATAATATATAGAAAAAAATCAAAAATATAATATTTTCTTTAATAATTATAATGAATATTATAATTAAACAATTAATTATTTGTCTAATTGTTTTTATACTTTTTTCTTACATACAGAAATATCAAGATAAAATAAACAAAGTAACGTATAAAAATATATATGATGAATATAAAATGCCATTATTTGTATCATTAGTCGTAGGTTTAATATTAAATATTTATAATGATATTGATAATATTTTTGATACAGATTTACTAGCTTTGGATAAATCTGAAATACCATTACCCGCCACAATACAAAATGTTGAACCTGTGAATGGTAATTCTATTCCTGTTGAATCTATGAATGGTAATTCTATGAATAATGAACCTCAACTTAATAATGAGGAAAATATATATACTCATCTTCCAACATTTTAAATTTTTTTCTTTTATTATATAATGGGTACTAAAGATGTACGTTTCGGAGCTTCTTATTTACAATTAAAAAGGTTTAGTATTAATGATATGGTTGACCATTGCACAATTGCAATGATAGCCAAACGTGCTACAGGTAAATCATTTTTAACAAGAGAAATAATGTATCATAAAAAAAATATAGCATCGGCTATTGCAATTAGTAGAACAGAATCATTAAATTCATTCTATTCTGAATTTATTCCCGACTCATATATATTTTCCGAATATACACCCGACATACTAACTAATATATATCAAAGGCAAGCTAAAATTAACGAGGATAATAAACTAAGAAAGAAGTTTGGCAAAAAACCAAAAGATGATTCATTAATGTTAATTATGGATGATTGTATGAGTTCTAAAGGAACATGGTTAAAAGACCCAAATATCCAAGAGTTATTTTTTAATGGTCGTCATCACCACCTTTCATTTATTCTAACAATGCAATTTTCACTAGGTATTCCTCCTGAATTACGTTCTAACTTTGATTATATTTTTTTATTAGCTGAAGATACAATAAGTAATAGGAAACGTCTATATGACCACTATGCGGGAATGTTTCCAACATTTGAAATATTTCAACAAGTTTTTGCAGATGTAACAGAACACTATGGGGTGATGGTTATTAATAATAGAGTTCATAGTAAGAATATTGCTGATAAAGTATTTTGGTATAAGGCAAAAGATGTTGATACTTTTAAATTGGGATGTAATAAATATCATAAATTTCATGATAATCAATACGATACATCATGGAATAAAAAATTACCAATTTTTGACCCTTCAACATTAGTTTCTAAAAAACGTAATGCAGTCAGATTAATAGTTGAAAAAATGCGTGATTAATGATTATTAATGATTATTAATGTCTTTAGTGAGTTTTTCAAGCTGTGCATCAACTTCTTTTTTCTTATTCTCCATCTTCTTAATCTGTGCCTCAACCGTCGCAATACTTGTTTCAATATTAGGCTTATCAGTTAGTGATGCATTTTCTAATTGGGTTTTAAGTTCATTAATAGTATCTTGTTGATTAGTCATATTATCAAGTAGATTTTTCCTTACCATTTCAGTCTTGCGTTGTTCGTGATATACTTTTGCTTGTTCTTGTGATTTCATATATCCTTGCATCATATCATTGAGTTTATCATTTGCATAAACATTATCTTTACTTAATTTCTCATCACTACCATCTGTAATTGCCAACCATTTATGGCATTCTCCAATAAAAATATGATGATATGTGTCTACTTCTTGTAGTTTTTTAGCATGCGCACAAGCATCATTATAATCGTTAAAAACACCTCTTACTTTCACACCATATAGAGATTTATGTTCATCATCTTTAGAAGGAACAAGAAATGATAGACAAACAAATTTTTGGTCAGTAGGACCAAGTGTATCTTCAGTTAGATAATCTACTTTTGACATTTTAATTATATTTAGTATAATTAAAATTCTTTTAAATGAATTAAATTTATTTCCTTGCTGAACGCTTGGAAGATTTACGTGAACGACTTTTGGTGGATTTTTTAGAAGAACGTTTGCTGCGACGCTTACCACCATATTGTGTAGGTGTAGGTTTAGGTTTATCTATAGTATTTATTATATTTTTGTTAACTAATACATATAAATTGGTTAAATTATCTGGGTATTTTTCCATATACTCATTGAGTATTCTTATAATTGCTGCTTCTGTGTCTTCTTGTGTTCTTTTTTCTTCTTGTTTTCCTTGTTCTTGTTCTTGTTGATTTTCTACACTACCACCTCTTAATTTTTTACTTACGCGTGACATTTATATAATATAATTTAGATATTTTTTTTATATTTTTTTAATTATATAATTTACTCTTTTGAACATTATCAATTGCTTGATATTTATTTAACCAAGCAGGATTATCTGAAAACATACTATTAAATTTTTTAGATACTCTCTCACTATACGCAGCATCAATTTCACTGATATTATCATCTTCGTAAACTGAATCACGATGTTGTGATTGTTTGATGTTTTGACTTTTAGTAATATAAATAGTCATCATTATAATGCCCACTAGTATCATGACTAGCGATATATTGTGTAATATATGATTCATTATAACATTATAGATTTTTTTATTTGCAAATCATTTGAATGATGAAATATATTCCCAATTTAAATTTTTACATATTTTATACCATATTTGGTCATTTTCCATAATCTTGTCAGAATCTTTATGAAGAGGAAAGCATTCTAATAAATGGTCTAATTCTAATAATTCGCAAAATTTATGTAATACGTATGAATAGGATAAAAAGTTTTTCCTATTAGCATGTTTATATTGTTCCCAAGGGTCTTGGATTTTTACAAACATTGATATGAATACACGTTCCATATCACGAGTTATTTTTGGAGGTGGGAGATTATTCAATTTATTTATAATATAATGAATATGTTCATAGTAATTATTATATTTGAGTTTTTTTAAAATATTTTTCATTTTAATACGTGTGATTGTTGATAAGTCTTCCATTCTTGTTTTATTGAGTTCTTTAACAATATCAACAAAAACATGTTCTGGTATGTCAGGGCTTTGTTTTGCTTGGAATTGATTCAACCATTCCTTAAAATGATTTAATCTTTTATATGGTGAATAATCTTTTATCTGTTTATCCTCATCCAATATGATGACATCAACAGACCCACAACATGGACATATGTATGAGCTTTCAGATATGATTAATATTTTTTCAATATTACAATCATTGCAATATTTTATTCGATTAGAACCATCATCATGGTTTATTCGTATACCATCAACTCTTTGACAGTATTTTTCAAGTAAAGTGGCTTTTGATTTTTCTGTGCTTTCAGGTATAATATCTTTTTTACTCAATAATTCAAGAATATTATAACTTTGTTTAGGTTCAGTCGATTTATCAGGCACTGTATAGTAATTTGATATCAAATCACCAACATTATCATAATAATCCATTTCATCATAATTAGAATCTAATTTTAACAATTCAATTTCAAGATTTTCTTTTTTATCTAAAAGTGTAGCCATACTATTAGCTCGTTGAGGGGTAAATGTTGTTGCAGATTCTATTTTGTCAATATCATATTTCAGTTTATCGATACTTTCTTTTATTTGATTCATTTCTTGTTTCTTTTTATTAAATTGTTTAACCATATTTCGATGTTTGTTATCAAGTGTATTAATTTCTTTTGTCGACTGTTTATTTTCTTTGTATTTTGATGGAGGAGGAAATATTGACATGCAGATAAAGATTAATTATAAATAGTAAAACTGACTTTAAGTAATGTATATTTAATATTAAAGATTTAATATAAACAAAAATGTGACCACAAAAGGTGGTGTTCACTTGAGCTTGTTGAGCTCAGCCTTGGCGGCTTGAGCCTTATCGTGACGCAACTCTGCTTTCTGAAGCCTTTCGGTCAGCTCATTCAAAGCCTCCCTTATTTCGGTGACGTCCGCTTCCGCTTCCGCGGCTTCCATGATAATCAAGCCGCGGAAGCGGAAGCGGACGTCACCGAAATAAGGGAGGCTTCCGCTTCCGCTTCCGC